GGGGGATTTGTCCCCCCACTAAAATTATTAGGGGTAGCATCTAAAATGGTTAAAAAATTTCCTCCAGTAGTTACCGTTGTATTTCCACTAGTACCTGCTGTTGCTTGAGTTAAAACAAGAGTATCATTTGTTGATCCTCCTTGATTGTCAAGGGTTACTAATATTGAACCATTGTGTCCGTTTGCATGTTCAATGGCTGCTCTTAAGCTGCCTGCTTTTGAATTTGGAGCACTAAAACTTCCTATAAATTCAATTTGACCACTTCCGTTTATAGTTCCTGCAGTATTTCCTCCGGAATTAATAGCTATATAGGTTTTACTAACACCACTTGCATCTATAAGTGTGATTGTTCCATTAATTGCTCCTACTCCATTTTTAAATATTATGGCTGTTGTAGCTGGATTTATCCCAGTGACTGGTATTTTAGTTCCAATATAAGATAAAACAGCTGATCCTGTCGTATTGTCTAATTGTGATCTATTGTTATTTTTAGAAAAAGACTGTGTTACTTCTTGTATAGTACCATCATATTCAGGTCTACTAGTTATAGGATGGTGTCTTTTAAATTTAGGTCTTTCTAAAAAATGTGGTTCAATTAATAATCCTGTTTTGTCTATAGATTTTTGAGGTGTAAATTTCTTAATTAATTCAAATAAAGTATGATCTAAAAATTGCATCCATCTTGTAAAGTCCCAAATATTATATCTATCTTTACCTTTTTCTAATTTTTTAAAATATTGTCTAAATAGGGGCCCAAAACTTGTATAAGTATCTAAAGTTTCTTCTCTTGGGTCTCCTAAGAACTCATCTAAACTAAAAGTACCTAAAGTATAAATTATATCTTCATTTATTTCATTTTGTGGAGATAAAAATACACCAATATTATTAAAATCAGGTACTTGTCTTTCTGTAATTGGAAGTTGAGATAAAATGTCAGGTGATAATATATCATCATCAGTTGATCCTGAGTCTATATATACTTTTTGATTTAAAGGAGATTTACCAATTGTGTTTGGTGTTGGTAAATGATGAGTTTCATTTAAAAGTTCTACATCAGTGTTTAAAAAATAAGTGAATCCTTCTAAATATTCTATATTTTGGTTTGGGTGATGAGATTTTAATAATGGTGTACCTGCTACTGTAAATATAACAGAGTTTGCAAATGTTGATCCTGAAGGAGGAAACACATAAGGATTTGATCCACTAAAAGGCTGGCCACTATAACTTGATCCCGTAGAAAAGAAACCACTTGAACTTAAAATAGCACCCCCCGTAATAGGTCCTACTAAAGGAAGTGTTGGATTAACATTCCATAAATAAGAAGAAGAAGGTAATTGATTATCTGTTTCTGTAATATCAGTTAGTTCAAAAGATAATGGGTATCTTAATATTAAATGATCATAAGATGATGAAATTGAATTACCTCCATATAATAAAGGTTCTAATGCATGTAGTTTTAGGGTCTCATGTGATAATTGTTCTCCAAAATAATATCTTAATTCTGATAAAGCCCCATTATACCCTAGATCAAAAGAACTTGTTACATTATTAGTATAAAAAGAACTTGTTGTTACTTGATCTGTTATTGTATCTTTTATACCTCCTATAAACGCATTAGCTGTTCCATAAGTACCCCCATTATAATAAGGATTACCAAAAGATTCTGCGTTTGCTTGTTCTGTTATAGAAACGGATTGAGTATAAAATAATACTTCCCTTAAATGAGTAGATTGATATGCCCCAAAAGTAAGAGTTGAATTACTACCTGATATTCCGTCTGTAGATAATGTTATATCCCAGAAATTTTTATTATATAAAGGAAAATATTCTGTTTCTGCTATACTTGAAGTAAATTGATGTAAATTTAATCTACCATATTGGGTTCTATCATCTATAATATAAATATCTTCACTGCCTGTATAGGGTTCAATTAATAAATGTAAATCTGAACCTGATATAGTTGTTGGTTCATTTGTAGTTAATGAAAATAGATGTTGTTTATTATTAGATCTATTAGGTTTTACTCTAAATTCTACTGTTTTTGCAGATGCAGATAAAGCGTTTGAAAATGAACTTGTCCAAGTTGTTTGTAAAAACATTCCTTGTTTGTCTCCACTTAAAGAATCTCCTGTTAGTACTTGGGTAAACTTTTCATAAGTATATAATTTTACGTCATCTCTATTAGGATTTGAACTACCAAATTCCTTTATGTCTAATAATGTAGCAGGAATACCATAACAATTAATTAATGCTCTTAAACCCCTTTCTGTTCCTTTAGTTTTTAAAAGATAAGGTGCGTTATGGTATAAACGTTTCCATATTTCTTTTGTTAAGTCTTGTTTAGAGGTAATATCTGTTGTAGCTGTAATTACTGCTGAAGTATCATCAGGAACTAATGTGTTTCCAAATATATATCCTATTAGGTCTTCATTTTCAAATTGATCAAAAGCTTCTATACCTAAACTTTCTAAAGCATAGTATACTAAATCTTTAGATATTCCTAATGTGTGACTATTGTCTCTTATTTGTGTTATTTCTTTTATATGAGTCCATATAGGATCAAATTGTTCTCCAACCATATCACAAAATATCTCAAAAGGTCTGTTTACAGGTTTATCTCCTATATAGGTTGGGGTTAACTTAAATAGTCTATTTGGGTTTTGATTATCAAAAGTTGATGCTGATAATAACTGACCCCCATAATCCTGATGAAAACTATCTTCAGTACCTAACCATAATATTGCTTCTGAAGATGTTGTGTGTGATAGTGGGTAAGGTTGAGTATTACCTGTTTTTGGCCAAGTATAAGGATTTGATCCTGTAGTAAAATATAAGAATTGTTCATATCCACTAAAACCTTGTATTAAATTCTCTTTTTTATTTAAAATAGAAGAAGTTGCTTCAGTAGTTATAGTTGAGACAGATGTGCCTCCTGGTATGTTATATAATTCACTTAATTGTGTGTCATATAATTCTATTAATTTTAATTTATATTGAAAGTTTTTTAATAATTCTACTGAACTACCAAAATGTACAAAATTTTCAAAATGTGAAGGAGTTACTGTTTCAAAATCTATAGAAGATGAATCTACAGGTCTTACATAACTATAGTCTATTTCTGGTATTTCATACCCATCTAATTTAGATATAAGTTTTTGATAAGAAGAAGTAGTTTTTGTTAATAATATATCGTCATAAGATTTAAAAGCTGTGGGTACTGAACTATTTAATCTAGTATCTATTTTAAAATTAGGTCCCTTTATAGTTGTTGTTGTATCTACTGGAGGTAAAGCACCTAAATCGTAAGTCATAACTATAGGTTCTGTTATGTCTTCTACTATATTTAATTTGTCTCCTTCTTTAAAACTACCTGGTAAGGGCTTTAATAATTTTATATTTAATAGAAATTCGTTAGGATTAGATCTATCAATATCAATATTAACTGCTGTTATGTTTTTATTTTCTCCAAAATTTAAAGTAAAATCTCTAAAATATGTAGAGTTTTGTATCTGTGATATGAAAGTTTGAGAATTAGTATCTAAAGATGTATTTCCTCCTTCTAAAGTAGCTAAAGATAATTCTGTTCTAGTTCCTGTTATTTCTTTTATTCTAAAAGCAGGAGTAGTAGTATTAAATATTTTTCTTTTTTGTATATTAACATGAATTTTATAGGTACCTGTAAAAAAACCATTACCATTTAATAAGGATAAAGGATCTATATTTATTTCATCTGTTAAGCCTTGTGTGTTTTTTCCTGTGTTGTATTGTTTAAAATTAGGTATTGAATATAATATAGTATTATTTAAATCTAATATAAATATTTCTATATAATCTTGTGGTCTACCAAACTTTCTATCTACTAATATAGCATTTAAGTCTTCGATATTATTTATATCTACTCTTGATAAAGATTTTTCTTCAATTAAATCCGCCATTTCTTATTTAACTTTGTTTAATTTCACGTATTTCAAGTTCTTGAGCTACATTTACAGAACTTAACATTTCATTTTTATGTTCTAATTCTGATAGTTTATTTTGAAGTTCTTTTATTTGTTTATTTAATCTTTTCATTTTTGTAGAATTAGATGATTGAGGGTTTTCTAAAAAATTTCCACTTTCATTATATAATGTAGTATGAGAATTAGCACCCGTTTTAGGAATTCTAAAAAATATGTCTTTATACATTTGAAAAAAACTTGATATGTTTATCCTGCTTTGTTTTTTTCCTAATTCATTAAAATTTTTATCAATTAATTTATCTGAATCTGTTGAAAGATATGTTTTTTTAGTTAATTTCATTATCTTACGATTTTAAAAAAGTAATCCTCATCATGTATATTAATACCATCATTATTATCTATTCTAAACATTATTTTATAATAACGTTCTGGTTGAAAACCTTCCATCCATAAATCAAAATACATTCCTTCACTATTAGCACTTAATTTAGTGTATGATGTGTCAAAAGGAATTATTACTTCGTCTGTTTCTGCGTCTCTTATACTATAATAGCTTGTATTAGGTAAATATGATGTTTCTAAATAATTTGAACTTGTTGTAAAGGTTCTATCTGGGTATCTTTTTCTTGTAGTTAATCTAAAACGTTGTTTTGATTTTCTTTGAAATTCTCCCTTATTATTATGTAGAGCTAAAAATATATCTCCACTAGTTAAAGTAGTACCACTATGTGAATAAGATGAATCATCCCATCTAAACGTTAATTTAGGAGGATAAATTGTATGAGTATTAGAAGAAAAATATTGTAATTCTCCAAATCCAAAACCGTCTTCCTCAGTCACTGTTGGTTTTTTAATTATAAAGCCATTATTAGGTATTCCCTGAGGATATGCTGCTGTTTGATAAAAGCTTGAAGAATATTTTTTAACTATAGTAGTTACGTCTAAATCTAAATCTAAATCATCATCTGCATAAAAAGAATGTTCTGCTCTAAAATCTGTTCCTGTATACCATATTCCTCCTCCTGGTTGTGTTGTATAAGATCCTGTGTTTATTCCTGGTATAAATCCCGTTATAGGCCATGCTGAAGACGTGTTTTCGTTTCTATAAACCCATGTTGCTCCGTTTGCTGCTTGGTTACTGCCCGTTGTTGTTGAGGGAGGGATAGCACTATATCTTTGTAGTCCTTCTTCAAAAGATTGACTTAAAGGATAAGCTTCTATAATGTGTCCTTGTGTTAGGCTTTTATTTTCACCAGCATATAAATTAAGGGATACTTTAGTATGGTTTGGATCTATTATTTTAGATAATTTATTTTCTATAACATCTTTTATTTCTTGATTATCAAATTTAATTAAAATTCGTGAAGTATAATAAGTATTACCTGTTGTTGATTTCTCTTCTACTAACTCAAGTATTTCGTCACGACCTGCATTCATATGAATACGATCAGGGTGACTATATAATGTTGTATCTTTTTCTGGAAATATTGAATAGTATGCCATTTTAATATTGTTTTATATTACCTTTAATATCTGTGTTAGGGTATTTTATTTCAAAAATACTTGGATCTAGTGAGGGATATATTATACCATCTTTAGTTGATGTTTCAAAATCATATTTAAATCTTGAATATCCGTTTTCTACCCCTGCTAAGTTTTTTAGAGTTACATTTATTACTGATTGTACTCCTTTTACATTACCAATTAAATTATAAATTTCTGATTCTATTATAGGTTGATTTATTTGCCATTTTTCTATATTAAAATAGTTTTTTAATTCTGATATACAATTTAAAATTACTTGTTGGTTGTTATTATTCCTAAATGTTGTTATTTCAAAATCAATTCCAAAATTAATTATAAAAGCATTCATTAAATTAATTGAATCTGTTAGGGGTTTATAATAATTTAAATATGTAGATAGATTTGTTTTTGTAGCGGTATTACATGTTGTTAGTTTTTTATTTCTGTCGTATCCTAAAATATATAAATTTGAAGATAAAAAAGATGCTTCTGAGTCCTTTGTTGTTGTAGTTGTAGATAGTTCAGATGATTTTACTACATAAGTTTTAGCAATACTACCATAAATAGAAGGCATAGATAATGTTCTTACCATATAATCTTCTTTGGTTATTATTCTTTGTTGAGAAGAAAAATTAGCTAAAGTATTTAATCTAATATCTTCAGTATTATCTCCTGATCCTCCTCCTGTTGAGGGTTCTGGATTTGAACAGGCTAATGATTCTCTACAAAAAGATAATAAATTGCCATTTAAATTAGGTTTATTATTTAAAGAAATTGAGGATATTTTGTTAATTGTTTGTGAAAGAACATTTGATTGTATTCCTCCTCCAGTTAAATAAGTAACTGTTAGTGTTGTATTTGAAGGTGCTTTTCCATAAGTTTGAGAATGTAAAAAATTAGCGGGATCTATTGATTGATCTAATTTACTTCTTCCATCTCTTCCTCCTAAACCAATATTATCAGGTATAGGAAGTATTTCTTCATCTGATTTAGATGAATCTCCTGCTCCAAATTGAATTTCTAATATATTTTTATCTGTGAATCTTGTTACGAATCTTCTTGGTGTTTGTTTTATTTTTAATAAATAGGGAGTTTCTGCGTGGTGTTCATATAAAGATATTGTATTACCTTGAACATTAGCTATATCTTCAAAAACTGTGTCTTGAGCTAAGTAAGGTACTTCTGTATATTCGTTTCCATCTGAATCTACTATTGATTGAATTGATATTATATTATCTCCTATTAAATTTAATATTAAAAATTTTTGTAATTCTCCTATATCAAAAGTTTTTATTTTAGTTTCAGCAGATATAACAGGTGTTGATTTTTTTAATAAATAATAAAAAGGTTCTCCATTATTATCTACTGAATATATACTTATTTCTGTAGGGTCAAATGAAGAAGAATGTTCAAATACTACTTGATTTTGTAATGAAAAATTTGTTCCTGTATCTGTTGCAAATGATGTTGGTTTAGATAAAGTTAGAGCATAATCAAAATCAGGAGATTTATCTCCTGTAGTTCCTTTAGCAGGTATTAATTGAAATATATCTAAGTTAGTTGCTGATACTGATGTTACTTTAGGTTTATATCCTAATGTATATGCTAAATGAAATAAATTTGTTCTTTCTTGAGCAGTATCTAAAAATGTTTCTTGTAGTTGAGTATCTACATAATAAGATAAAACATCTCCTACATAGGCAGCCATTTCCATAAACATTAATCCTGGAGACCCTTCTGTAAAATCATTAAAAGTATTAGGATAGTATGTTTTAGTAAAATCTAATAAACTAGATCTAAAACTATTAAAATCTTTATTTAAATACTTTATATCTTTTTCTTGTGTTTTATTTGATATTTTATTATAAGCCATATATTTTTATTTTAATATTCTCCTGTACCTAATGAAATATTTTGACCTTCATCAGGGGAAAAATTAATTTTTATTGCGTCTGATTCATTATTTGCTATAACTTTATAAAATATACTTACGTTTAATTCATGACTGTTTGGGTCTTTTTGAAGTTTTACATTAGTTAATTCTACTTGAGGAACATGTATTTCTACTTGATCATTTATTCTATCTTCTAAACTTTTTGTATCTGTAAAACTTTCAAATAAATAGTTTCTTAATCCTACTCCAAAATCTGGTTTAAATACTCTTTCACCTGGTTCTGTAAGTAATACATTTAACATATTACTTTTCATTTGTTCTTGGGTAGTATACGTAGAATTAAATACTCCAGACCCATCAAAAGGAACAGATACTCCTACAGCTCTATCTTGATCTGTATCTATTGGGTTTATTTGTATATAATTTCTTACGTTTGCCATTTATTATTTTCCTTTTTTCTTAGTTATTGCTTTCATTAAACTACTATAATCTCTTGTTACTGCGTTTGCTACTGGTTCAGGCATTCCTGTTGTGTCCATAGACATAGGAGCTGCAGATGCAAATGGTTGTGATAAATTTACAGATGCATTTCCTGATTGTGTGTTTGTATCTCCTTGTGCTGTTTCATTTAATAAATCATTTAATGCACTATTAGATGTAAAATTTTGTGTTGGGCGTTGTTTTAAAGGTGCATTACCCATTATTTTTTCTCTTAAAGAATTTTTAGTTGTTTCAGGAATTTCAACTAATTTTTCAGTATGTTCTATAATTGTTGGTTTTAAATCATCACGTAAATCTTCTTTAAGTGTTTTAATTTCTCTACGTAACGCATAATCTATTTCTTCTCTAACTACTTTTCTAATTAGGTTTTCAAAAGTTTTTGCTTTCATTATTGTTGTGTTTTGTTAATAAATATAATTTTTTTAAGCTTTATAACGTTTATATCCAATCATTTCAAAATCTAAGTTATATAATTTTTCTATATATTCTATATTTTGTGATTCTACAAGTTCATCAAATATTTGATCATATAATTCGTCTAATCCTTTTTCAAATTGTGTTGAGTTAGGTGATTTTACATCTTTAGGTAAGGGTAATATTCCTTCATTATATAAATCGTTAGTTATTTGTGGGTGTATTTCTGTTAAATCTCCCATTAATGGGTGGTTTGTAAAATCTTTATCTGAAAAAGGATCTAAATCTGTTGATGTTAATGGTTGTCCTATTTGATATCCTCCTATTACTATAGGATTTGTTAAATCATCTTTTGTAAATACAGGTTTATTTGATAATGTTTGATCTGTTCCTGTTCCTAATCCTGATTGGTTTGTTAAATTTGTTTGAGATGTAGAACTATTTGCGTTATTAAAAGCGTCGTTAAATAAGTCTGTGTTATTGGTTGCGTTTTCAAGAGCGGTTGAAAAGTCATCTTGGGTAAATCCTGGATATCCAAGTTCATTTAAGAATTCTTCAGGAGATTGTGCTTTAGAATTATTTGCTGCTCCTCCTGATGTACCTCCATTACATTTACCAAACATTAACATCATCATTAATTCCATTAATTGTTTTAACATCATTACAAGTCCTATTATAGCAGCTAATGCTGCTACTACTTTTAAAATAGTACTTAATAGTTTTTTTACGGTTCCTAAAACATCTGTTAGAAATGATCCTACATTTTTTACTGTTTGTTCTAAGTTCTTTTTAAAACCATCTGCTTTTTCTCTTAATTCTTTTGCTTTTCTTGTTGTTTTACTGTCATGTTTACTACCCGGTTCAGGCCCTCCTGATCTAGATTTAGATTTAAAAGTGTCTGCTTTTGCTTCTGTTTTTGAAGCTTCTTGTTCTTTTTCTTGGTCTTCTTTTTTTAAATTTTTATCTTCTGCTATGGATTCTGTTTGGCCTTTTAATACATCTTTAGACTCTTCCATTGTTTTTTTAGCTTCTTCAGTAACTGTTTTTATTTTTTCACCTGCGGCTGCCATTTGTGCTTTAAAAAATTTAAATGCCGCTATTTTCATCATAATATCTTTTACACCTGGAGCTCCCATAGCTCCTGCTATCATTCCTGTTGCTGCATTCCGTACTGCTCCTTCTACTCCTCCTTGAAGTTGTTTTTGTACTTCTCCTCCTAATTTATTTACTAATCCTGCTGCTGCTCCTTTCGCTTTATTAGCTGCGTTTGTTTTTAATTCATTAAATTTTTGTTGTGCCTCTCTTTTTCTTTCTAATTCTTCAATTTCCTTTTTAGTTAACCCATCTGTGTTTATTGGGGGTAAGGGTTCTGGTGTTTTTTCTACAACATCAATAATTGGGTTTTTAATATTAAGTTTTGGTTTGGGGATAGGAATAGTTGCAATTAAGGAAGTTAAAGGATCAAAATCTGCTAAAAAGTTAGAAGGTACTCCTGTACCACACGCTAATACATTTTTTACTGTTTTAGGGTTAGGCATTATTCCCTTTAAATCCGCTAGTTCTTCTTTATGTGGAATTTGACCATTAGGCATTTTTAATTTAACTGCTCCTAGTGTTTCTTGGATTTTATTTGATATTTCTGCTTGTGCGTTTAATGGCATTTTTATTTTTTTATAAATACATGTTGGCTTTTAATGGTACGTAACATTTTTCTTAATTCTCCTACACTTCCCTCTTCAGAATCACCTTCACCATCCCAATCTTTTATTAAATTTTTCCATACTTCTGTTTTAGGAGATGATAATTTTCCAGCGGCTCCTGTTACATATAAATTATCATTACCTAATTTTTCTAATATTTTTAATATAAGATCAAATAATTTATCCATTAATTGTTGGTTCTTTAAACCTAATATAGCAGGTTCATTAGCATATGATTTAGGTTTATTTTTCCCCCCTTTAGGTACATCATCCATACCTAAAAATATGTTAGGAGCATTAATCATTATATAATTTACATTGTTTTCTTCTTGAGCTACACCTTCAGGATGTTCTGTGTTTAGGTGTATACTTCCTCTTGTACTTAATGATATAAAATTTTGAGAAAACATATGAATATCTCCTCCTGCTGAATATGTTGCTTTTTCTCCTTGATCTGAAGCTAATCTAGCGTTAAAAATTAATCTATCTGAGTTTATTATTACTTGTCTTCCTTCATAAACAGCAGGAAATATAGGAGTATAAACAGAAGCTTTGCCTGTTTTTTCTATATCCGCCATAAAATTAGTTATATTTAGATCATTTGCTATGTTTATTTCTTCTGCCATTTTTTTGTTTTTACCATTCTTCAATATATGTTATTTGCCATCTATATCCTACACTCCATTCTTTATTACTAATAGGTTTAGTTAATTCGGAATTTTCATAATGACCAATTTGCTTCATCATAGTTATTTTAGGAATACCATCACTTAAAAATTCTTCAAAAGTAGCAAACATATGTCCAATAGATGAAGTATGTGTATCATATATTATTCTTAGAGCTTTTTGTTTAGAGTCTTCTTTTATTTCTTCAGATTTCATAGCTTTTCCTCCATTTCTTGCTCTTCCTACACCTGCTACATCAAATACATCTTTTCCAAATTTGCTTTTTCCTAAGAAATAATCAAAAGGACCCGGTGGGGGTGGTGGAGGAGGATCTTGTAATCCTAAACTTTGACCAAATGATGTATCATCAAATTTTACAAAAACTTCACCAAGTTTTTTTCCTTTAGGTACTACATATTCGTGTAGGTAGTTTATAGAGGTTTTAGCTATTGCTAGTGGATCCATATGAAGAGGAACGTTAGGGGATCTTCTTCCTCCTTCTTTAATTATTTGTATATCTATTTGTTGATACATTTTACCTACATCTATAACATGCATTAAGTATCCTTTTTTTCCTACATGAGGATCTGGACTTGTTATAGTAAAATGTTTAGTACCAAAGTTAGGATAATTTTCTAATTTTGCTAATAATCCATTAGCATATGAAGCACAATACCAATTTCTTCTTACTTTAGCATTCCATTTACTACATTGATTGTCATTAACGCTTGAACCTGCCTTAAAGAAAGCACAATTTTCACATCTAGATTTACCTTGTTCTGATTCTGCTCTATTATAATAATGAGTGTCTACATAATCACTAGTAAGGCCCTCTCCTTTAAAAGACTCATAATAATAAGGTACATCTCCTAAATCTGATAATCTATAAGCTTCTGGTAAATTACCATCTATAGCTTCTTTTTCAGGTTCAACAGGTGTATCGTAATATCTTGATGTGTCTTCCTCATCAACCATCCCTGCTTCTTCTTCTGAGATGCTAGAAGTTGCAACAGTTTCTACTTCTTCTGTTGTTTCTTCTGTTGTTTCTTCTGTTGTTTCTGTTGTTGTTTCAGTTGTTTCTATTGGTTTTTCTTTAGATTCTTCTTCTGTTGTTTCTGAAGATCCAGCTTCTTTTGATGTTACAAAATCTGTAGGGCTTTCCATAAAATTAGAAGCTGCTTTATTATCTTCTTCCTTCGTTTCAACATTTAAACCAAAAGAATACCAACACATTTCTGCTGCTACTTGTAAATTTTCTATGTTTTGTGTAGAAGTTAAATATATAGATGAAGGATCTAAATTTATATCTTCAATTGTATGTTCCCATCCTTTATTGTCTAATTCTTTAGGTTGGCCGTTTCTTATAATAGTTATAGGATCTCCATTCTTAGACGCTCCTCCTTTAGACCAAGGACTTAAACTAGCTGTTGGAAATTCATATCCTTCTGCTCCTGTTTCTTTATCTTTTTTAACACCCCTTGCTGTTGCACCTAATCTAATTGAATTACCAAATCTTCCTTCTGTAATATGGTCTCCTTCATAAGGTAATAGAGGTTTTATATTTAAATATTCTTTAAAATAGTTTCCTAAAGGTATATTTAAATCGACTTCTCCATCTACTGTTCTTCTTACTAAACCATCATACCCATAATCTTCTCCTTTAAAAATTTCAGATTGATCTTCTTTATAATTTTGAACTGCAGGTAAAGTATTATGGTGGGGATGGTTCCATAAATTTATAGGGGGGAAATAATAATCTGTTATACTAATTCTATTTTCTAAATAATCTTTACTTGTTAAAGTAATTACTGTTACTACTTCATTTATAAGGGGATAGTATTTTAAAAAAGGGAATAAGGGTTTTGCAACACCATCATATAAGCTTGAATTTATTCTATCATTAGCATCAACGTTTATATTATTTAATCCTGTAGATCTTTTTCTAATTTTATTATAAAAAATTAAACCTACTGCATCATGCCCTCCATAAGAATTAGCTATATTAGTGTTAGGATCTAATATTATTTTTTTAACTTTACAAGGAACTAATCTACCTCCTACATTAAAAAGATTGTTAGCTGTGTTAAATTTTTGACTATTATTTATCCTTGCCATCTTCTGGTGCCTTTATTTGTTTAGGTTCTTCAACAGTTTTAGCTATTTCCTCAGCTACATCCATTAATTGATCCATTTCTTCAGTAGTTAATAATCCACCATCTCCTGAATTAGCTGTACTTGATGATAAACGTTGTACTATAGCTGCCATTTTAATTAGTTGGTCGTCATTTTTAACACTTATTTCCATATATTCCTTAATTAGGGGGACTACAACAGTAGCATCACCTAAAGATTGGACTAAAGGACGTAATTCAGCAATTAAAGATGCAAGTTGTTTTGCTTTTTTCTTTTGGTTACTGTGAATTTCTTTTAATAAATCTCCGAAGGATTTATCATCAAAAAGTATTTGATTTAATGAATCCATATTGTTTTATTATAAATATGGAATTTTTAGACTTTTACATATCCTGTTTCAACATATTCACTATACAACTCTTTATATTTTTTTCTTAATATTTTAGTTACTTTAGTAATTACAGGAGTATCTACATCTGTCATTTCTCTGATATAGATGTATAGTGCTTTTTTATTAAAAATCTCTAAGTTTTCTCTACGTTTAAATAATGTATTTATAGCATCACAAACTCTTCTATCTTTAGCTTTTTTAAATATAGTAAACATATGTTTATCTGTGTATTCGGTAAAATAATCTATAAAATCTTTTATGTCTTGTTTACGTTCATCTCTACCTAATTGACGTAAAACCCCATCATCCTCATCTGCCGCTGTAGGGTCACATTTTGCTTTTTTCTTTTTATAATTAGTATTATTATAAAGAATAAGATAATTTTTACCCACAATTGAAAAATAACTAAATGCTTTAGTACCTTTTTCTGGTTTAAAATAATCTAGTTTTTCTAAAAGAAAACAAATTACTTCATGTTTTAAGTCTTCTAAATCATCTACTTCTGTATAATAGAATTTAAATGTATGAATAAGGTTTTCAGCTAATTTATAAAAAGGATAATGTATTCTTCGAGCAAATATGTTGTCTCTTTCTTCTTGATTTGATGAAGCTAAATATTCTTTTATAGCTGCGTCTGTGTCTGGTGTAAAATATTGTTTTTTGGTTCTTTTTCTTCCTCTTTTTTTAGGTCCCGGCTCAAGAGAACCAGTAATCACTGGTTCTGGGGGAGGAGTAGGGGCATACTTAAGTTTTGACATGTGGTTTTTACTAATTTTTATTTAAGGGTAAACTCGTTTAGAGCTTCTTGAATTTTTTCTACTTCTTTAAAGAAAAAACCAATTTCATCATCTGCTACAAATGAGCCTTTTTGGTCTAATTGTTTTAATCTTGTATCACAAGCATTTATTGCTTCACTTTGTTTTGATATAAAATCTTCTAATTTTTCATTTTTTTGGATTAAATTTCTAACAACAAAAAAAGAAGTTGTTATTACTACTGTTAATATAATACTAAGTGTTATCATAATTAATCTTTAAAAAATGAATCTATAACATCTAATGTTGCTGATGCTAATTTTGGATTGTTTTCTGTGTTTACTTTTTTAGCTGCTCTAAGTGTTTTATCACCTTTCGAAGCGTTTGCTGGTTTAGATGGTGTTTTTGGGTTAGCTGAATTATTCCACAACTCAAATTCAATTTGAGCAGCCATATGATCTGCTTGATGCATTAATAATGGTAAGTGAGTTCTTAATCTAGTTTCTTTTTGACCAGACATAAAGTAAAACTTATTTGACTCATCATATAAACCATCATGGATTTTAATTGTAATGAACTCGTTTTGAGTTACTTTACATCCAATTTCCTGTAGTATAAATAATGATCTTTCTGGAACTTTCATTGCTGGAATGTCAGTGTTAAACTTATACATTTGACCTAATTTATCCATATGCCATTGTGAATCGTTTGGTTGATAGTATTCGCCTTCTTGTTGACCCATCTTGCCTAAATCATGGAATAATGCTGCGAAATGCATTTCTTCAACAGTATATGTGGATATATCACCACCCATTGCTTTCCACGTTTTATATAATTCATTTGCACAATCATAGACACGCAAAACATGATCAGTATAACCACCTGCAAATGCTGAATGGTGCCAATTTTTACTTGAAGCAGGCATCATCATCATTCTTTCTTTATACTTGTCTAAAAATGGTAATAATATGTCTGTTCTTTCTTTTGAAAAACATGTTCCTATTACACTTACATAACGGTCCCAATTTGCTTGGATTTTTTCTGCTGATAACATATTATAAATTTCTTGTTCCTGATGTACCTCTAGCTCCTAAACCTCCTGTTTGTGATATGGTAATTATATTCTGCATTTCTTCATATCTTTCTTTTAATTGCCCTTCTTCCATAAAACGAATAGCTGCTGCATTCTCGCCTCTTTTAATTAAATCTCTTAAAGTAGCTAAAGAATTATCTAATCTATCTAATGCTGTTTGTAATTGTGTTGTGTATTTCATAACTTATTTTTTATTTTGCTTAACTGTAGTATCTTTCTTTAGCCTATCCAAATCTTTTTTGCGAGGTTTTTTTCTTTTTATTTTTTCTGTAGTTGGATAATATTCCTCTGTCCATTTTTCAATGTCTCTAATTTTCATTTTTATATTTTTCGGGTTGTATTGT